ACCTCTTTTAGCAAGGAACGTGTTGAATATGAGGCGCAAAAGCTCCCTGTCATAAACGGTCAGAGGTATTGCCGGGTGAATATCCCAGTCACAGTTAGTAACAGTGAAATTGAAATGGCGCTTTACTTGAACCTTGATCCTGCCGAATATGTCAGGCGCCGCGTTATCATGATTGACAGCATGGCCTATCGGCAAGCCGCCATTCTTGTGAAACGGGACGATTTTACAACGCCTGAAAACGAGTGTTTGTATTCGCGAGGAGAATTCCAAGCGAAGATTCTAACGGAGGCAGACCAATGACCAATGAACCCGAAGATAACGGCGAAATGCTCGATACCGACACGCCGGTTCGCCGCCGTGGTCCCTATAAGCCTCGCAATCCGCAGCGCGACGCTCCCCGCAGTGGACCTCGCGTTCATAGATCGGCCAATGGCGAAATCCTCACCCGCTCGCGGCGCGGCGGCCTTGATCCGTTCGTAGTCCCGCTCGGTTTCGAGCCGGAAGGCTTCAAGTATCAGTGGTGCGTGATGGCCTCGTTGGGCAACAAGGATATTGCGCAGGACTTCTACAACGAATTCTATCAGAACGGCTGGCGTCCCGTACCTGCCAAGCGTCATGATGGCCATTGGATGCCCAAAGGCTATGACGGTGCTATCGTGGTGCGCGGTCAAGCTCTGATGGAGCGCCCCGAGGAAATGTGTATCGAAGCCGCGAACGAGGACAAGCGCAACGCAATCCAGCAGATGCGCGACCGTGACGAATCGCTGATGGGTGGCAAGGCGCAGCTTAACAAGGCCATGCGCGACGGATTCGAAATGGGCGGCAAGTATCGCGGGACAGGGGGAAATCTCAAGATGAGTATTGACCCCGCGCTGGATATTCCGATGCCGTCGCACAAGCTCGCCGAACCGGGGGAATAGGTATGGGTCATTCGAGCGAGGCGAGTGCCGAATCGCAGCGCAGTCACCCGAACTCTCGTGTATGGGTTACAAACTTACGGCAAGCGTATAGTGCATACTGGAATGCCGGAAACCATCGAGAATCACAGGCCGCTTACCATGAGATTCTTTTGTTTGGTGGAAAAGACGGATACCCGCACGGGCCGGAATGGCGAATCGTAGTTGTTAGATGGCTGCGGCGCGTGGCTGCTTATTTGGATCAAGACAAATGAAGCTCTTAATTTCTCTTTCCACGCGCAACCGCCCGCAAAAGCTGTTGGAAACGATTCGCATATCAATGGCGAATTGGACCCATCCGAACACGACGCTCACCATCCATGCCGACGCTGACGACTATGCGACGCTCGGCATGGTGACCGACACCAAGCTTGATCCGCGTATCAAGGTGAACGTGCAAAAGCGCGAGGACACCATTGCGGCGAAATGGAATCGCTCCATGTCGGAACCCGCCGACGTGTACGCCATCGCCGCCGACGATGATCCGGTCATCACGCCGGGCTACGACACGAAGATTTTGGAGGCTGCAAAACTGTTTCCCGACGGCATCGGCATGGTTTACGGCCATATGTCGAACGTTAGTTTTTCCTCAATTATGTGCCCCACGCGGCGGTGGGTGGAGGTTCTCGGCTATATCGTGCCTGAGTATTTCCCCTATTGGTTCTGTGACCATTGGATTGACGACATTGGCCGCATGACGAATCGCATCGTTCACGCCGATATTCGCAGCGACCAGCGCGCGGTGGGAACAACGCAGGAAATGCGCGAACCGGCTTGGTGGGGGACGTGGTTCGATGCCGCAAAGCTGATTCGCCGTGCCGACGCGGACAAGCTTATTGCCGCGCTTGACGAAACCGAAATGACCAAGGCAAGACTGCGCACGCTCTACATGCGCGTTGAGCATTATTCCAAATGGGTCAACGATAACGTGCGACAGAATTCGCGAGGCTGGGAATTGACGTTGACGCAATCCTCGAACGATGAACGCTACCGGCGCGTGAGGGATGCGGCCGTGGCGTTGATGCCCAAGATGTTCGAGGGCATGGACCCGGCGGAAGCCAAGATGTTCAGCGAAGCGTTGGCACCGCCGTCCACCATTGTTTCGTTTCCACGAGCTTTCGGATAATCCCATGCGCAAAGTTTTTATGTTTGTCCCCGGCTTCGGCCAGATTGTCTCGGCCGCAACCTTCATGACCACGCACGCCATTCAACAGGCGTTCACGTCCAAATCAATTGCCGGCTCGGTTTCGACTCTGTCGTTTCCCGACATTGCGGAGCTGCGGTCGATGGCGACCACGATCTGGTACGACACCATGCCAGACGTGCAATACATGCTGTTCATTGATTCCGACATGGGTTTTGCGCCCGATATGGTTCTCGACATGATGCATTTCGACGAACCATTGGTGGGGGCGATCTATCCGCAGCGTAATCTTCCAACGTCGTGGGCAGGGTCGGGGACCGGCGACGCGATGACGCAGCGGCGCGGCAATTTCATGGAAGTCGAAGGCGTCGGCATGGGCTGCACCTTGATTCGCCGCGACGTGATAACCGCGATGCTGACCAAGTTTCCCGAACTGATCGACGGACGAATCAGCTTGCAGCCGTATTTCAAGATTCTGCAATCGGCAGGGGCGAATCGTTTGCTCCGTGTATTCGACAAAATGAATATCGAAAGCCGAGGTTGGGTGAGCGAGGATTTGTCGTTCTGCATCCGCTGGCGCATGTGCGGCGGTCAGGTGTGGGCTGCAGTCGGTTATCGAATCTCCCATGTTGGGCCTTACGACTATGGCGCCTGTTATCTCGAACACGTCACGCAGCAGGAAGCAGTGGCGCAACAGCAGGCGGCGATGCAAAAAACGATTGAGGATCAGCAGCGGACGGCTGTCGAACAATCGCTGCAAGTGTTTCAACCCGCGCCGGGGGTCCTATACAACTGGACAAACGGAGGGTTACTGCCGCAAGTGACAACTACGGTAATCACGCAAGAGGTTGTCGCCATCGCCGAAAAGACCACCAAACGCAAACGCGGCAACGGCAAGCGCGCGGCGAGATAATCCGATGGCGAAGATCATTGATTCCATTAGTGATCTGATTAGTGAAAATGCGCCGCTGATTGCTTTCCTCGCATGTATAGTTGCGATGTGTTTTGTGGCATATATGGCTGGATAAATCCGATGGCAATGGATGAACAGCAAGCGAAGGCGCAGGAGGTCCGCAAACTGCTGTTGCCAGGGTTGCGTGGCATCGCCGACACTCTTGGCATTGGCGACGAAGTCAATCTCATGTGTACGCGCGAGGGCACCATTTCACTTACGGTAACGTCCGCGCGACACAACAATATGTTTCCGCTGTTCACCGCGCAGGAAATCAAGGACGACAGCTACAAGACGCATTTCCGCGAGCGCGTTGAAAAGCTATTGAAGGCGTGACGGTGACCGATGAACCTCTCACCTTCGCTCCCCTCTCATGAGGCAGCACATTGCTTGGATGTGCCGTTTCTCGATTTGCGGGTAACAGACGCCGAAGAATATCGCGCTTTGCTTGGGCGCTTCATGCGCGTTTTGGATCACGGCCGCCTCGTCAACGGCCCCGAAGTCCGCGTATTCGAACAAGCCTTCGCCGCCCGCTGCAAACGAAGCTACGGCATCGGCGTCGGTTCCGGAATGGACGCCCTCGTGCTGGCCTTGCGCGCGCTCCACATCGGCAAAGGCGACGAGGTCATAGTTCCGGCGCTGTCCTTCATCGCGACCGCCAACGCCGTCCGCATGGTGGGCGCGGAGCCGATATTCTGCGACATAGCCGACGACTTGAATATCGACGTGAATCAAATCGAGGATCACATCAGTCCCAGAACCAAGGTCATCATGCCGGTGCATTGGGCGGGGCGCATTTGCGATATGTCCGCAATAATCAATATTGCGGATCGACGCGGGCAGTATGTCGTCGCCGACGCTTCGCAATCCTTCGGCGCTTTGGTGAATGGCTATCCGCAAGGCGCTTGGGGTGACATGGCGTGTTTCAGCATGAACCCCATGAAAACCCTGGCCGCTCTTGGCGAAGCCGGGATGATCGTCACCAACGACAAAGAGATTTACGAACGCCTCGATCCGTTGCGTTATCAAGGGGTCTGGAACAAGGAATATTGCCACGAACTATCCGGCAATCATCGGCTCGATACCATCCAGGCGGCAATGCTGCTGGTGCGGCTTGATCGCGTCGATGATGTTTTACGAAAGCGCCGCGAGATTGCGGCGTTCTATGACACGCATCTGGCGGGTGTTGTCGAAGTCCCGCCGCAGGCGCCCTACGAAAAACTCGCATATTACACCTACACCATCCAATGCGGCCACCGCAGTAAACTCAAAGCCTATCTGCAAGCCTGCGGCGTCGAAACCAAAATCCAGCATCCGGTTCTGATGCCGAATCAGCCGCTTTACAAATCGACCGCCAAGGGCTGCTGGATCAATGCCGAAAAACTGATGAAGCGCGTTCTGTGCATTCCGTGCCATGAGAAGATGACCGACGCGCAGGTATGGCATGTGGTGAACAGCATCAAGGATTTTTACAAATGAAGCGCATCCGAGAATTCTGGCAACGGCTGCGTGATCTTTATTATCTGATGGGGAATCTGGGAAAGTTGCCATGACCGCCGTATTCCGTAACGCAGGCCCCGTGATCGAAGTGGACGACGCCACTATCGACATGCTGATCGAGGCCGCAGGCGGCGAACCCAAGCGCCGCGCCAGGCTCAACCTGCACAATTCCGATGACGACCTGTTGCACGAAATGATAATTGCGTTCCGTGGTGATTCGCTCAACATGCCACATCGGCATGTGGGCAAGAGCGAATCCATGCACGTCATGCGAGGGCGTGTGCTGGTCGTTATGTTCGACGACCAAGGCAACGAAAGCCGCCGTATTATGCTTGGTGACCCTAGCTGGCACGCGCTCCCTACGGTATTCCGCATGGCCGCCCCGATCTGGCATACCGTTATTCCGCTCGATAACGTCGTAGTAGTTCACGAAACAACCAACGGACCGTTCATCCCCGGCAAGAACATGGAGATTCCGGAGTGGGCGCCGCCTGAAAATGAACTTGCGGCTTGGATAGAGGGACTGAAAGCATAATGCCAGTTTCCTTGCACCAAATGCGTGAATTGATGCTGCCGGGCTTAATGGCAATTCAATACGAAACGTTGCCGGTCCAATGGGCGACCATCTTTGCCAGCGAGGAAGTCGCTATCCCGTCGCTTCCCGTGATTAGTCCTCAGATGGCACTGGCAATGGGTGCTGCTGCCGTTGTGATGAAAAACCCCGAAGTGTCCCGTCGTGGCTTATTTGGATGGTTCTCATGACAAAACCTCGTTTGCGCTGGAAGAAATTTGGCCGTGATCTGAGGCAGATGCGTCGGGATTGCGATTGGAGCATTCGGGAAATGGCCCGCAGAATAAAAATCAATCACTCCACTTATGTTCGGGCTGAAAAAGGCATGACGGTTGAGGCTGCGCATTTCCTGCGAATGTGCTACGGGTGCGATCTTAACCCGCTGGATTACGTCCGATGAAAATCTTCACAGTCGGCGCCAAAGGCCACGCCCGTTTCTGCCGCCGCACTCTCCTGGGCGATGGCGAGAATTATTCACCCTACAAGTTTCCCGTGGTGTTCGACGCCGATCCGGAAACGGTCAAGCCGTGGTCGGCCAGCACGTTGTACCACGATTGGGCGACTGCAGTGAGTCGAGCGCACGCCGAAGGCTGTACTGGATTTATGGTGGCCATCGGATCGAATGGCAAACGTCGCGCAGAAATTTCGGAGGATTTGGTATCGAGCGGCTTTCAGCCTGTACCCGTCATTCATCCCACATCCTACGTCAGCCGTTCCTCGATCTTCGGCGATGGAATGCAAATGCTGATTCGCTGCCACATCGGCGAGGAAGTCCGCATCGGCAATTGGTGCATGATGCACGGCGCGTCTTTCGTGGAGCATGAAAGCGTGGTCGAGGACGGCGTCACCATCATGGCGGCAGCTTCCATCATGGGAAGCGCCGTCATCCGCCGCCACGCAACCATCGGCGGCGGTTCAACGATTCTCGGCGTTGAAGTCGGCGAAGGTGCCACGGTCGGCGCGGGGGCGCTGGTGACCAAGGACGTGCCGCCGGGAATTACGGTTGTGGGCGTGCCGGCGAAGCCGATGCAGAGAATGCGCGCGGTGCTTAATGAATCGGGGTATGAGCCTGTTGTGACGTATCAGCCACTTGCCGAGTAATGACGGAAACACTCGGGGAAAGTCCGATGACTGATTTTGAGACACGCATTTTAGCGGCGATAGGGAAAGAGGGGGGCGAAATAACTGTCCCCGCACTAGAGTCTCTTTACACGAATCGGCGCGCGGATGCTGTGCGCGTCTCATGGCTTATCCGCCGGGGCTTGATTGAGTGGATCAGAAACATACGAGGCAGCGCAATATCTGTTCGACTGACCGAGGATGGGCGACTCTTGCACAAAAGCCGGAACAAAACTAGCCCTGGCGAATTAACCCCTCGCCCATAGGAGGCCAAAATGATAAATCTATCGGGAGTGTTCAATTTCTTCATTATACTCGTTGAGTTGTGCGTGATTGGCGCGCTTATCTTCGCTGCCCTCGACTTCATCGGCACGGACGAACGGTTCAAGAAAATTGCCAGGATCGCCGTCGGCGGCGTGCTGGTGGTTCTTTTCCTATTTGCTGTCAAAGCCGTGTTTTCCGGGGGCGGCGGCGGCATGAACATGACGCCCGTGGGCTTTCTCATGTTTGCCATCGGCGTGATTCTCGTTCTCATCGTCTGGTATGTGGTCGATTGGGCCATCGGCGCCTTGGCCTCAACGTGGTTGCCATTCCTCGCTCCGGTTCTAGGGGTGATTCGCTTCGTTCTTGCCGGCCTGATGCTGGTCGTTATCCTCTTGATCGCCGCCAATGTCTTATTCGGAGTCTCAGTGGGAGGCGCGCCCTTTCGATTCAGCCAACTCGAATCGATGCCAAGGCATGACCGGGCATCAACTGGACTTATGCGAGGATTTCCAGAAGAATCACCAAAATGGACCGTTACCGCCTGACAACGACGCCAACCCGTCAATCTGTACAGGGTGCTAGGCGCACACGACTTCTGCTTGTCATCGTCGGCGGTGTAGTCTTGGCTTGCGTGCTGACGTGGCTTACATCGCTGATCTGGCCGCCGCCGCATCCGTTCTTCTGGTGAGCTATGGCACGCAGTCCTTGGCCTGATCGAATCATCAACGGGGCGCTTATGCTGATCGGTGCCGCAATCTTCGCCGCGATTGTCTATGTCGGGTGGCTACCGGCTGACGTGGTCTGGGCAATTGTAAGCGGCGAGGTAAAATGATACATAGCCATAAACCCTATCTCGTCTTGTTCCGCGTAGAAATCGTCGATCCGAAACGCCATTGGTGGGAATTCCATCATAAGCGTCTGGTCGAGGAAGCAACCATACCCCCCAATGGAGAAATCAAAATGAATCCCGTCACAGTCTCAATCGGCCATACCGTCAACTGCTCGATCAGTTATCTGGACGCTATCGGCAATACAATGCTGATTACGCCCACTCCCGACGCGCCGCCAGTATGGACAGATACGACCCCAGCTACAGGCACGCTTACAACCGTTCCAGGCGGCCTTGCGGCTTCGGAACTGGCCGTGGCTGCGGGCAGCGACACCGTCAGCGTATCGCTCGCCGTCGGCGGTGTGACGTACGCCGCATCGGCGCCGATCATCGTATCGCCCGCACCGCAGGTATTGACAAGCATAGCCATTGTTACAAGCGTAACTTAACCAGAAGGACCAAGTATCATGCCCGACACCACCACAATCGAACCGACAGCGCCGCATGTAGCGGCCGTCGTGCAACCTCCGGGGTCGCAGCCTCCTGTGCAGCCGCCCGTTCTCCCGCCAAATCCGGCGTGGCCTCACTCTACCCCGGCAACACCCGCTGCTCCCGCAAAGCCGAAAACGGCGTTTACCGTTGTCGAGCCTGCGGAAACCCCGTCGGTTCCGCCGCCGCCTGCGCCCGTTACCCCTCCGACGCCCGCGCCCGGCGCAGTGGCCGCTCCCGCTGCCACGGGGCTGGTCAAAGAGCAAATCGTGAGTGCCGGCGTCCTGACCATCGTCATGGTGGCGACCACAGGGACGCAGGCAAAAGGCAACATGAACGCAGTGATTCTGCCAAAAGATGCAGCCGACCTCAGCGTGGTCGAAGTGCATCGTGCGGTCGAATCAACCGGCATGGATGTTGCGGTCTATCCCAACAAAGGCGAATCCATTGCCGATCTTCCGGTTAGTGATGGAACGATGAACGCCAAATTCGCCAAGGGCGTAAGCTCGGCCAAGCCGGTGTCGTTCCGGAAAATGTCCAAGACGAATTGGGCTATTATCAGCTAGTTTGTCTCATTCGCGTTTGTTGCGCGCTCGGACTCAGTGCGGTCACCCAATCGCAGGCGATGGGTGACCGAGTCCGGTCTATCCGCTGGGAACAAACCCTCGTGACCCAAACTTATCCACAACCTTCGTTCTTGACACTCCCATCGAAATAGAATCAACATATCAAACATTCGGGAATCTCCCGCGCCGGGAGTTAAATTCCTGACCATCTGACCAAGCCGCGCCGGTTTGGTTCCGCCCATCACACTCAGGCAGCGCATGTCGAGTGGGGATAGAAAAACCCCGCTCGGAGTCCTGCCGTGGCAAACGTTAACGCTCCCTTTGGTTTTCGGCACACGAGTTACCAGCCCGGCGGTGCCCCGGACTACCAGCTTTCCAGCTACGCCATTGCGACCGCAACAGCCACCCAGATAGGGTTCGGCGACCCGGTCATCATGCAAGCCGCAACGGCGGCAACGCCTTTCATCATTCAGGCGACCGGCGCGCTCGCGACCACCCAGCCCATCGTCGGCATCTTTCAGGGATGCCTCTACATCCCATCGGCAGGCGGCGCTCCGGTCTACTCGCCGTTCTTCCCCGGCACCGTCGGCGGCGCGGCGGCAACCGCTTACGTCCTCGACGCGCCCAACGCACAGTTCTTCGCCCAGACGCTCAACACCGCCGTCACCTCCGCGATGATCGGCCAGGTGTTCAACTTCACCACCGGCCAGTGTTCGACAGTCGGCGGCGGCTTCTCGGTCGCAACCATCGACCAGAGCACAGGTACTTCAACCGGCACCACGGTTAGCGTCTTACCCTTCCGCCTCACTGCGCTGTATCCCGGCGTGGGCAACGGCTCCGACCCGACCACGCCCTACAACGTCGGCAGGTTCGCCTTCAACTATCAAATCTTCAAATCGTCTGTCGGCGCCTAACGGAGAGGGATGAACCATGCCCGTCGCATTAGCTAATATCCGCTCCGAACTTCTGCCCGGACTGTTCGACGTTCGCGGAAGTTACGACATGATCCCGCGACAGTGGGACAAGGTCTTTACCACCCACAAGTCGAACATGGCGGTCGAACGCTCCACACAAATGGCGTTCGTGGCCCTTCCCTATCTGAAAGACGAAGGCGCCGCTACGCAGTTCGACAACAACGCTGGTGAAAGATTCACTTGGGCATTTATTCACCTGGAGGTCGCCCTTGGGTACGCGATCACCAGAAAAGCCATTGACGACAACCTCTATAAGGCACAATTCAATCCTACCAATCTCAAGTTGCAAGAGGCATTCGCCCAATTCAAGGAAATCCAAGGCGCGAACATCCTCAACCTCGGGACCACCCCCAATGCCGCAATCATCGGCGACGGTGTTGCGCTTTTCTCCGCCGCTCACCCTTACGACGGCGGCACCTGGGCCAACACGTCAACCACGCCAAAGAGCTTGAACGAATCGACGCTGCTTGCTGATATGACCAACGTCAGAACGCAGTTCGTCAACGAGCGCGGCCTTCGTATTCTTTCAAGAGCGCGTCGCCTTATCGTTCCGCCGAACCTCGAACCCATCGCAATTCGGCTCACCAAAACCGAACTGCGCCCTGGCACCGCCGATAACGACGTGAACGCCATCCTCACGTTGAGCGGCGGTCTGCCAGAGGGATTTATCGTGTTGGACTTCCTCACGTCCAACTTCGCTTGGTTCCTCACCACGAATATCGAGGGGCTGATTCATATGCTGAGAATACCATATGAGTCTGATATGTGGGTCGATAACGTAACGGATAATCTCCTAGTTAAAAGTTACGAAAGGTACTCATTCGGTTACAATGATCCGAGGGCTTGTTGGGGCGAATTCCCAACTTCGTGAGAAAAAACAACAATATAGGAAGATAGTAACAAAAGTAGAGACAACCGCTGAAAGGTATTGACGGTTATACCTTGTTATGAAAGACTGATGCTGTTTCGTAGCAAGGAGAAACCCGATGGCGCGCATGATTACCCTGACCCACGAGCACCTTTTACAAGTTTTGGACTACGATCCGGCGACGGGCGTGTTCACTTGGAAGGTGCGAGCCTCAAATCGTCTCAAAGTAGGAGACCGTGCTGGCGCGGTCGGAACGCTGGGCTATCGTCTGATTATGATTGGCGGCGAAAAATTCCAGGCAAGCCGTTTGGCGATCTTTTATGTTCGTGGCGAATGGCCGAAGGCCGACGTTAAGTTCCTAAATGAAAATATGGACGATTGTTCCATTGATAATTTGCAGGAAATGTCGCGAATCGAAGCAGCGCGCCTTCGGAGCGCCCCCGCAAGCAATACGAGCGGCCTTCGCGGAGTAAGTCCCGCGCCGCGTGGTAAGTGGAAATCCGCGATCTGTGCGAACTACAAACAGATTATGTTGGGCGTATTCGATACCAAGGAACAGGCCTCTGCGATCTACGAACATGCAATGTCGATTCTTAGCGGGGCCAAGACGCCACAGGAAGCGGACGCTGCCGCCGACGAAATTATACAATATCGCCGCAAGCGCGTAGCATGGGAACGGCTGCGACGAACGGAACGCCCTCATGTGTGGGCGTCCTTTGAACAGTTCGCGGCCGATATTGGCCGTATGGAATCGGACGAAAGCACGGTCGCCGCTGCGGACGAAAGCCGGCCTATCGCGCTGGACAATTTCAAATGGCTGTTGCGCCCACAAGGTCACTTCGACCGTTCAACCAAGGAAGGTCGCGCGGCTTATGCAAAAGCTTACCGCGATGCCAACCCCGGACGCTGGCGCCATGCTCATCTGCAGAAAAACTACGGCACCACGGAACTTGATTACCGCGAATTGCTCGCTAAGCAGAATGGCGTCTGTGCCATTTGCGGTCGCCCCGAAGTGAACCCGCGCGTTGCAGAAAAGCGGTCTCTGTCGTTCGATCATGACCACGAGGCTGAGGAAGCGACGGGCGAAAAGAAAATCCGAGGGCTGCTTTGCGGTAACTGCAATCACGGTCTCGGCATGTTCGGCAATGATCGGCCCGACAGGCTACGCGCCGCCGCCGACTATCTCGACACCTACTACGGCCGCAAGCGTCCTTGGTCAGTGCCGATCATCGAAGAAATCACGCATCTTCCCATCGGCCAGAAAATCCTAATGGAGGCCTCCCCAAATGGGTGACACCAACTTGCGAGGCCCGCTGACCAGCATGGGGGCGCTTGAGGTCGAAGCCGGTACGGCAGCGACGATTGAGCCTTTCGACGGCCCCAGCGGTTTCTATCAATCCGTTGCGATGCTCGATCCGCGCAGCGCGCCGTTCGCCAAGGACGGCACCACGCCAGGGCGTTGTCCTGCATTCATCAACAATCCGGACTTCTGGGCATTCGACAACAAGCCGCAGGCCACCAATGCTTCGGCGCTCGCGGCGTCGGCGGTGCAGACCAGCTTGGTTGCGTTCCCGCTTGCGACCACGCAAGTCTCCAATCCGAACGCGGGTTCACCCTTCATCGCGGTTGGCGTGCCGATTCTGCCGCAAGGCACCACGACCATCGTCAACACGATTGCGCTCGACTTCGGGTTCTCGACAGGAACCACCACGGCCAATTCATCGACGGTTGCGGTTTACGATTCCACCAAGTTCACGGTGGGGCAGTGGATCGCCATCGGTGGTGCGGGCGCGGCGAACCAAGCCACGTTCTTTACGCAAGTGCAGACCATCAGCACGTCGAACACGACCAGCATCACAGTGTTGCCATTGCCGCCGGCTTCAACTTCGTCGGCTCCGATTGGCCAGGCCAATGTGTTCGGCGCTGGACTGTATCCGCCGACTTATAATTTCGGGGCATCAACTCCTGCTGCGACCTACGTCAATCCCAATGTGCAAGCGGGATTGTTGCGGGTTCACAACCCCTCCGAAATGCTCTCCCGCAACGTGTCGATCACGCTGGCGACGGGCGGCGTGGCGACTGCGGTGAACTTCATCGTGTACGGCTATGACGTTTGGCGCGCACCGATGACGGAACTAATCACATCGCCAGCCACGACTTCGGCGACCGTGACCTATGGCCAGAAGGCGTTCAAGTATATCTCGTCGGTCGTGATGCAGAGTGCTTCTGCGAGCGGCAATTCGTACGCGGTAGGTATCGGTGACGTGTTCGGCTTCCCGTTTCGCGCCGATGAATGGGAACAAACCAATATCTATTGGGCCGGTACGGCTTCGGCGAATTCCACGGGCTTTACGGCTTGTGCGACTGCTGTGCCTGCTACCAATACCACGGGCGACACGCGCGGCACGGTGCAGATTGGGGCGGCTGGTCGTGGATCGGCTGTCACCGGCACGCTGTCGGCGAATGGTACATCACGGCTTGCGGCAATTCAGAATCTTGGCGTATGGAACGTCGTGTTCACCACTCCCAATAATCCGGTGCCGATGTTCGGCGTCGCACAGTCCACGACCTGATAAGGAAAGGCTGTCATCATGAGCAGAGCGCGTCATAGGGAAAAGGGCGGCCGGATTGGTCTGAAAGCATCGGGCAATCCCGACGTGTTCAAAGAGGCCGAAGGCAAAGAGGATTATGCCAAGGGCGATGAAAAAAAGCGCGGTGGGCGTGTCAAGCGCAAATCGGGAGGAAAAGTTATAGGGCTTATGACGGGCGGGGGCGTGAAGCCTCGTTTGGATCGTCCTGGCAGGAAACGTGGTGGTGGTGTGGGGTCGGATCGTTCGCCGCTTTCCAGTGCCCATAAGCACGAGAGGCCAGGAACCGCACCCGCTGAGGAAGAAAACGGCGCACCGGATTAAGGGTTTGACTCATTCCTAATCACGGGTTGCGTCGGCCTCACGGAAATTCACACGACCGCTGGCGGAAAGAAAAGTGAATGTCGGTACTGACGGCGGCGCGGAGAAACAAGTTACCGGCCTCGACGTTTGCGGGGCCGGATCGCAGCTACCCGATTCCCGATAAAGGACACGCGCGGGCCGCCTTGTCGCGCGCAAGTGCAAATGCGGGACCGGCGCTTAAAGCGAAGATTCGTGCAAAAGTACACCGTAAGTTTCCGGGGATCAAACAGCACGACGAATCGCGTATGAGAATGGACGGCGGCGCGGTCAAGCATCGCATGGATCGGGCGCCGCGCAAACACTAGGAAGGCGCGAGGATGCAGCCGGTCGTCGTCACCTACAGTCTGCCAGTTGCAAGCAATAGCTCTATTGTAAGCTCGGCGGGTTCGACTTCCGGGCTGTTGCCGCTCAACGGCACGTTCGGCACAGCGTCGGCTGGCGTGCTTGGGACCGTGCAGCAGCGCGTCACGATCACCGACGGCGGCAACGATACCGGCATTTATTTTCACATTATCGGCTTGAACCAAGCCGGGTTTACGATTTCGGAGTTTCTGACCGGCGGAAATACCGGATCGACGGTGCAATCGAATCTGGATTATCGCACCGTCATTTCGATTCAGCCATCGGCATCGTCCGTTGCTCAGTCCTTGGCCACTACGGCATCGACCGTGAGCGCGGGAACGAACGGCGTCGGTTCGAGCCTGTGGAATATCGTCAACTGGCATGTGTCGCCGTCCAATATCGAATACGGCTGCATCCTGCGTAGCGGGGCGGCGACGTTCTCCATCCAATACACCTATGATGATCCGAACAATCTTCCGCCTGGTGTTGCCTTTCCGCAAGCCTATAATCACCCCACCATCGTCAACGCCACGTCAACGATTGACGGTTCGAGCAATGACCCAATGACGGCGTGGCGTCTGCTGATTTCGGCGGGCACGGGCACGGTTTGCGCCATCGGGATTCAAGCAGGTATTGGTGGGCCATGAGCAACCTCGATCCTGTCGGCACGCAAGGCTTGGGACGCCGCACAAGCGATCTCGAAGCCGCATGGGAAGGCGGCGGCGATTACAATTCGCGGGTGCAGTTGCTTTCGGCCAAGAAAGAGGCGGCGGACGCGGCGCTCAAGGCGCTTAATCTCGGTAACGACATTGCGGCGGCGCGCGCTGACGTTGAGAAAAATCGTGCCGATGCGGCAAGCCTGCACGAAAAGGCTAGCACGCTTGTTGCCGAGGCCAGGAAGGAAGCGCAGCGCATTCTGGACGAAGCCAGCGCATCGGCGCAGGCAACCGTTGACGCCGCCCAGGCCACTGCCAAAGCCAAGGTGGGGGCTGCTGACAAGGTAAAAGCCGACGCCGATACTTATGCGGCATCGGCAAAAAAAGCAGCCGACAGCCTCCGTAGCGACGCAGAGGCCCATAACGCCAAGGCCCTTGAATTGAGGACGGCTTTGGAGAAGGCGACCAACGAACACGTTGCGGCTATCGCCGCTGCCACTCATGCCCAAGATCAGGCCGAACAAACCCGCGCCACGTTGCAGGCTCATATTGATAAGCTCCACGGCGTTCTGAATGAAATAGCCGGATAGGTTCGCGCGATGGCCGACGCTAACGGCAACAACTCGCGCATACCGGCCGGGGCACTCTTTTCCACGGCGTTTCCGAATGCGGGCGTGGCGGCTGGCGCGATCAGTTCCAGCGGAAACATGGTGCCGCTCAACGCCGACCCCAATGGCAATCTGCTGGTCGCCGGAAACTTTACCGCGACGCTAGGTGGTACAACCGCCGTCAATGTCACGCTGGTTGGCGGCAGTGCGATAGTCCTTGGCCAAGCGGCTATGGCGTCGTCGTTCCCGGTGGTCATCGCCTCGAATCAATCCGCCATTCCTGTCACGGGGAGTTTTTCCGCGACTAATCCCGCCGTGGGGACGACGGGGACAACTGCGCCGACGAGTGCGGATTTTGTCGGCGTCGATATCGGCGGCAATCTTCAAGGATGGTCCGGGTTAGCCGTCGTCAACGCCACGGCCTATGCCGGTCGCATTGATCTTTCGTCGCTCAACGGTACGGCGTTAAGTATCGGCCAGCAGGTCATGACGGCCTCGATTCCCGTCGTCCTGGCGTCGAATCAATCGAATGTGACGACGGTACTGGGGGCGGCACTCCCTGCCGGCACGAATCCAATCGGCACGGTCAGCGCCCTGCAGGTTGGCACCTGGACCATAAACTTTTCCGGCGCTGGTACTATGCTCCGGGGCAATGCAACGGCGTCAAGCACGGCAGCGGTTGTTATCATCGCGGCGCAAAACGCCACCACGAAAATCTATGTGACCGGCCTGCAGTTCGGTAACACGTCCGGCTCGACGCTGATCGTGACTTTGAACGACACGGCGGCTTCGCAATTCATTGTGCCGTCCGGTGGTGGTAGTAATATCGACTTCCTGATTCCGCTTGCCTTGGCCACTGCAAATTCTTCGCTGACCTTTGCGCCATCGCTTGCGGTATCCACGGTTTACGCCAATGCTCAAGGCTACGGGGCAAGTTGATGGATAACGAAATCCCCACGGGCGGTCATTCCGAGGTTCTGGCGATGCTGGAACGCTATATCATTGAGGTTAAGAAGAACCCAAAGATAGGGTATGCCGCGCTGGCACTGGTGGAAGATGACCAAAGGACTGCATCGGGTGCGGTGTGCGGTGATATTAAATTGGAAGCGCGGGCAGAACTTGCAACCCGCAGCCTCGCCGATCACATCCGCGAGCGCGGCATCAATCGCATCATGCCGCCTCGCGATCCGTCTGCTCCTGCAAATTACGTTTGCTACAACGTACCGCTTGGGTCGATCTGCTACGACTTCATCATGTGGCTTATTGATGCCGAGATGCAGCGGCGGCGCGAGAATGCCCCGGTTCCTCTGCGGGTTTATTTTTGGTTCGGGCGCAATGGCGTTGACGGGCTTTATCTCGACGAACAGCAACAGATGTTCGAGAAAGTGGTGCGGCCGTCATTGGCGCTGGTCGGTGCAATCGAGGACAACGACGCCGAACAGGGGCGCTACCATCCGCATCGTCACATGAAAGCGATCACGCAAGCGGCGCGGGATTGGGGCGAGACGCCGCCGACGGTCAAAGCGCCGCAAGCCGCCCACGACGCGATGAAGCAATTTGCAGGTGCAGTCACGATCACTTTGCGCGAGGCGAAAAGCTGGGTACATCGCAACAGCAATATGGAAGCGTGGCGCAGATTCGCTTACGATCTGCAACGCGAAGGCGAGCGGGTAATTTTCGTGCGGGACACCGCGAGGGCGGCGCAAAGATTGTGGAATTTTGAAACCTGTCCCGCCGCATCCCTGGACCTTCACATGCGCGCTGCATTGTACGAGCAGGCCAAAGCCAATCTGTTCGTGTCCAATGGGCCGAATACGCTTGCGCTGTTTGGCGAGCGGCCGTGGCTGGACTTTGTGCAAATGGAGCCTCCCGAGTCGGTCTATTACGCCAATACGCCGCTGTTCTGGGAAACCCATGTGGGCGTCAAGGTCGGCGAACAACTGCCTTGGAGCAAGCCTAACCAGCGTATCGTATGGCAATCCGACACCTACGAAAACATCCGCACCGCATGGGAAGCTTTGCCACTCGATAACGTGGTTTCGTTCCGCGCAAAAAGTGCAGCATCATGACCAATTACGCACCCCTGATCGCCGCCTGGAATTCAACGACGCAACCGCCAACCGGCGTGACCGGGACCGGGTTGAACGGCACCATGACCACGGCGCAGAAACTAGCGGCTGTGAATGGTTGGGTGATTACGGGGACGATTCCAACGGTGTTGAGCGTCAACGGTCCGCAGATTTTGAATTGCATCAACTACGCCGAATTCGCCGCGATTTCGAGTACGGCGCAACTTAATCTCCTGACCATGTGCAACAATCAGGGGCCGTTGGTGGGAGGCAGTGCCAATACCGCGTTCATGGTTGATGGCTTGCTTATCGCCAATTTCACCACCGGATCGAAAACCATTGCGGCGCTCACGGCCTTGGCGCAGGCGGCCGTGACGCCGTGGTGGCAGGCTAACGGTTTCACTGGGCCGTTCTCGACAACCGACCTGGGACTTGCGGGAGGGCTGACGTAATGGCGTCCCGCACCGCATGGACCGCAGGCAATGGCGTCGGCTTGACGTGGACGGCTGTCATGGCTGGAACCGACTTGGCGGGACTGGCGACCGCGAACACCGTGCTGAGTACGGATACGGTCACCAATGGCACCGCGCTCGATCAATATATGGACCTGTCGGTGCGCTGCTCGATCACGTCAACGACGGTGACGGCGGGAGCAAACATCGCGTTGTGGCTTTATCCGCTGTTGGATGACGGCGCGACTTATGGGGATGGACAATTTGTGGCCGGGACAGGTGCGGCGCTGACACCGACGTTTCCACCGATTGCGGTTATTCCGCTGGTGGCCGCTTCGGCGCAGACGAAACTGGTGGGTGCGTCGCTCGAACTCATCATTCCGCCCGGTACGTTCAAGATCGCGTTGCAGAATAATTCCGGGGCAACGCTGGCGACGACGACGCAGAATTGTTTGTATCGCACTTACAACATCAACTTGAACAACTAAAATGGGCTTACCGCTTATATATCGCCGGCCTAATCCGCTGGCCTTTCCGGGCACCAGAAGGCCGGGATTTGATCCGACTCACATTGCGGCTGGACCGAAGCCACGATTTTCCGGCACTTCGTCGGGCGCAAACTTCAATAATCTGTTAAACGGTAAAGTTGGGACTGCTGCCGGGACTCCAGTGCCCAGCACTGCGATAATTGGCAGTTTAGGGCGCGTTACTGTTTTCGGCGTTAGCGCGAATAGTACCATCGTTCGGTTTGCCGGTTCACCGACAACAAACGACGCAAATGTTACGATTGCAGTTCTGGTTTTGCTGCCGTCTGTCGGCGCTGGGGGTACTTTCTTTTCAACGTCAGCAACAAACAGCGCATGGCGGTTATGGAATGACGCTGGCGACCTGGCTTTAACGGCGGGAGGGGTTGCGGATCACAAATCGACATTGGGGTTGATTGGCAACGTTCCATATTTTCTCGTTGCGAGCGGCAGCAGCGGCAATGTCAACTTTCTCGCGCTCCGCTTGGATAACGGCCAAGTGACAACTGCCACCACTACTGGGTCTGCGCCCACCGCGCCGAATGGTACTTATAACGTGGGAAATTGGGACAATTCTGGCCTTGGCGGTGGCAACGTCGCTGCGGCTATGTTTTCTGCGCAGTATATGTCGATGGGCGCGCTTCTCCAATGGGCGCAGCGTCCTTGGGATTTCTGGTATCCGCCGACAGTCGAAGATTTGATATTTAGCTCTCTTGTTGGTGCTTCAACTCCTGTCGTGACCGTAACCAATCGCTTTCTTCCGCTCATGGGAGTAGGACGATGATAAGCAAACGCTCGCTGTTCGGCTTCTCGTTCCTACCATGGATCGTTGATCCGGCGAATGCGGCCGATCCGACCGGAAGCAATAGTTCCGTCCCGCTTGCGAATGGTGCCGTTGCGGGAGGGGATTTGACCGGGACGCTCCCGAATCCCACCGTGGCTTTGACAAATGGCGTTGCCTTCGGTCCCGCCGCAACCGCTGTTCTTGGACAAATTCCAGGCGTCGCAACTGCGGGCTTGGCGTCCGCCGGAAATATTGGTGAATATCTCAGCACTGCATTGCTATCCGGTTCGGCGTTTTCAATCTCGACCGGCGCGGCCACGGGTATCGTAAGCCTGCCGCTGTCCGCTGGCGATTGGGATGTTTGGGGACAGGGAATCGTTCACGCGGGCGCGGCGATCACCGTCTTTACGTCGCTGACGGTCGGAATCAGTGTGGCGTCAAATACGGCTTTGCCTGGTCTTACGTCGGGAGCGCAGTCGCAAGTTGGCCTTGGCGCGGGGCTGACGGGAATAGCCGATACCGCAGTGAACGTAGGACCGGCACGAGTAAGCCTCGCAGCAGCGGGGACAGCATTCCTCAATGGGTCGTTTGCGTTTGCGACTTCGACGGCCTCGGTTTATGGTGTAATGCAGGCGCGGAGGCGACGATGAGCAGGTTCGCTTTTGAAATGTCCTTGGCACTGTGGGGTGAAATCTACATCATCTGTCATTGGGTGGGATGGGTTTACTGAAATGACCATTACAGTTACCCACGCCTTCGTTAGTGCTGTCGCCGACGATCCAACGGCGCCGCAAGAAGTGCGGCCAAGCGATTGGAATGCGACCCATGTGGTTAATGGCGGCAACCTAACGATTACCGATGGTAGCCATACTGTCGCCGACGTAACGCAAATCACGGTTAACGGGGGTACTATCGGAGGTTCAACACCCGATGCCACGCTTACAATAACTGGCGGTGGCGTGTCGCTTCCGCTGCCGTTCTTCGGCAATTCCAACCCGCCATGGGTTCGGCCGTCCCTAAATATCGGTGGCCCATCAAGCGCGTTCAATACTTGGCTCAATCAGGGCGGACAGGTCATAAACGTTGGTATTGTAAGTTTTTCAAATAATGGGACCGGGCCAAGCATAGCGGCAGGGCAACATTATGCTCCGTCCGACACGGTGACTATCGCTGGAGGAACCGGGACGGCCGCTGTATTAAGGATTACCGACACTCAGCTTGTTTCAGCGGCAATCGTTAATGGTGGAAGTAGCGGAACGCCAGGCGCCGCGCAAGTTATTGGAACGACGGGTGTGGGGCCTCAGTTATTTGTTCTAGACGTAATTATCGGTGCAGGCGGAAATATTACTTCTATTGTTGATATAAATAATGCAGGAGATTATACGACGAATCCGAGTAATCTCAGCCATGAGCCTGTTGCTGATAATTCATCATCTGGGATTACGGGAGCAGTTGTTAGTGTGGTGATGGGGGCGCTCGCAGCACTGCCAACATCTCCGGGAAATTATACCGTAAATCCCACAAATCCGGCATCTCAATCATCGTCAAGCGGGTCTGGCACGGGCGCAACATGGGATTTGTCCATTATTGATCTAGCGTCGGCTGCGGATGGTAGTTCTGGGACTCCGCTGATAATTGAAGCGGATACCGTGTTAGGGGGCAGCGTCGGGTTTTTTACATTAAGCGGCGTGATGACTCCCATAGGAGTATCCGCACCTTGGACAGTAACTGTTGCCATTTCTGCTGTTCCGCTCCAAAACGGTTTTTGTACTATTTTTCTTTTCGATTCATCCTCAAATATCGCCGCTGCTTTTGACGTCACCTATTTGAAAGTTATTACTAATGCAAACGATCCGGCGACCGCGACCGTTTCTGCTATAGCGTCCCAATATAACGCTTTGTCTTGGCAGTGGATGAAAATTCAAAATGACGGCACCAATTTAATTTTTTCTTTTAGTGATGACAATATATCGTTTCTTACAGGTGTTACAAAATCGCTCACATTCTTTGGAGCCTCGTTTAATTTTGTTGGATTAGGCATTTTGCGCAATGCAGATACTATACCTATTGCAAAGGCCAAAATAGCTCTCTGGAACTTCACGCAAACGTCGCCATAGGAAGCCACAAGCTAAAGGCAGGGAAATGAGATACGAACATGGCTGGGGCCTTTCAATCAAACGCATTTCAGGCCAATGCGTTCCAAACGACAACGTCGCCCATGCCGTCTCCGGTGCCTCCCGTGCCTAGCACCAGCGGTACATATAATTTCTTTCCGTCCAACGGTTCGTTGGTTCTCTCGGCCTATGAGAGAATCCAAATCCGCGCGCCCGAACTGCGCCAGGAACACATGCTCTCCGCATACAAGGAATTCAATTTCCTGCTCGGTGAGTATTCCAACAAGCAGCCAAATCTGTGGAAAATCATTCGCACGCAAACAGTGCTGACGGCCGGGCAGGCGACTTATACGCTTCCTGCCAGCACTGTCATGATCCTTGACGCTTCTGTTGTCTTGAATTTTGGCACGCAATACGAGTCGCGGCGCTACATCACGCCGATTTCGCGCACTGAATATCTCAGCTATGCCAACCAGCAGTCGCCGGGGCCACCAACGGTCTATTGGTTCAATCGGCAGGAAACGCCGACGGTGACTTTCTATTTGGTGCCGGACAATGGCGGTCCCTATACGTTCGATTTCTTTTCCTGCCTGCAAATGCAGGACGCAAATTTGGCGGGCGGCGAAATTCCCGACGTGCCCTACAGGTGGATTGATGCCTTGGTGGCCGGATTGGCTTATCGCTTGGCGCGGATTTATGCACCGAGTTTAGAGCCAATGCGCAAGGCCGACGCCGCAGAGGCTTGGGCGGTGGCTGCGACTCAGGATACAGAGAATGTGCCCTTAGTTCTTGCTCCGTCACTCGTCGGATATTACAGGCATTAGACCATGCGCCCGCACCCACGACGAGCAAGAACGAACGCAACCGACCCGGAAGCCTGGGGGACGTGCGACCGCAGCGGCTTCGTCCTCAATCAAAAGGACATGGTCTGGCAATATGATTGGCAGGGCACGCAGCTCGTGAACAAAAGGGTGCTGGTTGCACCCGATATGTGGGACGAACCGCAGCGGCAGCTTGGCACCATCATCCTGCCGCCCGATCCTGTCTCGATTCCGAACGCGCGCATCGAACCTTACCCAATCGACGAATATTGGATGTTCGAGTGCGAGGGGCTTCCCGCCGCTATCTGGGAAAAGGAAGGTTCCGAAGCCGCGATCACGCTGGAATACGGCATCTACGATAATGACGGAATGTTCCCGGCAGCAGGACCGTTCCCAACATCCGGATTCCCGGTGCCGGTGCCGCCGATTACCGGCGCGGAACTGGATTTCTCCAAGGCGTCAAACTCGCAATACATTCCGCTGATCGCAGGGGGCTTTGCATGACCTTCAAGGTTCTCGATGCTTCCGGCAATACCACATTCATTCAGGCGCTATCCATCAACGCCGGAACGGTGTTGACGCAGTCTGTACCGACGAATGCTCTTGGAACGGCGATGGTCGGGCAAACCACAATGGCCGGATCATTGCCGGTTGTCATTGCATCCGATCAATCGAATTTTACCGCCGTACTCAGCGGTTCTTTGCCCGCTGGCACGAATGCCATCGGCACGGTGTCAATTACGCAGGCGTTGCCGGCGGGGACGAATGCGCTTGGCACAGTCAGCGTGTTGCAGGTCGCGACATGGCTAACGAATATCACGCAGGTCGGCGGCACGCCGTTGGCGCTCGGCCAAGCCAACATGACGGCTTCGATTCCCGTCGTTATCGCGTCGAATCAATCCGCTATTCCAGTGTCGGGCACGTTCACCGCGACGTTCGGCGGCACGACCAACGTCAATCTTATACAGATAGGCGGCACATCGTTAAGTATCGGCCAACAGCACATGACGGCTTCGATTCCGGTCGTGCTGGCGACCGATCAATCTAGCGTAACGACGATCATCGGTGCCGCGCTCCCCGCCGGAACAAACGCCATCGGCACCGTGTCAGTCACAGGCGCGCTTCCTGCTGGAACAAATGCGCTAGGGACAGTGTCCGTCACGGGGACGCCGTTGTTCAATCTGGTGCAAGTCGGCGGCACTACGATTACGTTGGGTTCAAAGGTTTCCGCAACATCCATCCCTGTCGTCATTGCGTCCGATCAGACCGCAATCCCGGTGTCCGGCAGTTTCACCGCGACATTCGGCGGCACGACCAACGTCAATCTGGTGCAAGTCGGGGGCACGGCCTTCTCGCTCGGGTCGAAAGTTTCTGCAACGTCGATTTCCGTGGTGCTGGCGTCCGACCAGGCGACGGTATCGGTGGCGGGTTCGTTGACTGCAAACTTTCAGGCGGCGACTTCCGCTGCCGTTGTCGCAACTTCGTCTGCGGTCGCCCCTGTCGCCGTCAAGGCAGCATCGGGCACGCTTTATGGTGTCAGCCTGTATTGCAACAACACGACCAATCCGGTGTTCCTGCGGCTCTATAATCTCGCCACGGGATCGGTGAACGCTACGTCCGTCCCGAATGTCATCATCGGCGTTCCGCCTGGTGATTCACGCGAAATGCAACTACCTGTCGGCGGCGTGACATTCAATACCGCGATCAGTTATCAAATAACGCAACTCGGCGTAGCCAACGACACGACGGCGGTAAACGCAAACGATCTGCTCGGCTGGATCACTTACTTCTAGGAAAGCACCATGAAGAAATGGCAGACGACACTTCACGGCGGCATGATGATTGTCATGCTGGGCAATAGCCTGCCGGCTTACGCACAGCAGGCGGTGAGAATACCGAACGGCAATGATGTTGCGCTGGGAAGTCTGGGCGACAGTGCCTGTGCCTCTGCGGGCGCCGTCAGTTGCACGCTGGCAGCGTTGGAGCGGTCTTTGTTCAGTGCATTTATCGCTTCGCAGCCTCGCACCGTGTTGCCGACCACGGCAGCAAGTTGGGGGCTAGGATCAATCGGCGCTGCGCCTCCCGCAAACGCCCCGTACTGGGCGGGAGGGGCGAGCAGCACCGAACCGGCAAAGGCGACCACGGGAAATCTGACCGGCGTGTGGGTGGACTTATCCGGCAAGCCCATCGTGTCGCCTTACGCCGCGCGAGAACTCATGGTGCGCGGGATGGCGAGCACATCAAGCACGCTTTCGGTTTCGCTCATCGGGCCGCAAGGATCAGGCGTCAAGACGTACATCACGGACATTCAATGCGGTCGAACGGATGCGGGAACGACGGCGCTTGCGGTCACCTTCAACGACAACGCCAATACCGTCATGGTTCTACCAAACAACGGCGGTGGCGGCGGTAATAATATCTCGCCAAAGATTCCGCTGGTAACGGCGGCCAATGCGACATTCACGTTCTCATCAAGCATTTCGGTCGGAAACCTGATCTGCAACGCACAAGGTTTTTCGGGGTACTGATGGTGCGCCGGGCTTTAATCGTCGCTTATGTCCTCCTCACCGCCTGTCTGCTCCCGGCGCGGGGTGCGGATATTATTGGCAGTGGCGTCAGCGGCGCAACGGCCTATTCCGTCCCCGGCTGCGGTCCTTATCTGGCGCAGTCGTGCGCAATCTTTGCTGCGTTCACGACCCCGCCGACCACGGCACGCAAAGTCATCATAAATACGCTGGTGAACGCGTTGCTTCATGGCGCGACCGACACCTGGGACGAAATGGATTATCTCTATGTTGAGGCGGCCAACGACAGTCAGGCCGCCTCGATCAATTGGAAAAATCCGGGCACCGCGACATTGAGTGGAGTCAATTCGCCGACATTCGTGGCTAATCAGGGCTTTCATTCGGATGGATCGACGAGCTATCTCACTACTGGAGTTTCGTTTACATCCGGCTCGCAGCTGTCGCAAAATAGCGTCAACGTCGGCGGTTGGATGCTGGGAAGCGCCCCAACCTTAGGCGGAATAATTCTAGGTGGATCAGCCAATACTGCTGTTTACGCTTTGGTAGAAAACAACGCCGGCAACG